ACAGGGCGTTCTGATCGGTGCGTGGGCGCAGATGTTCGGAATGATTCAGGAAAACCGCAAACATCCGTTTGAATAAGAAAGGAGCTAAAAATGGCACAACAATTTGGAACAGAATACGAAGAGATCGGCTACGAGGGCACGATCGAAGAGGAATCCGGCGGCTTTACTTTGCTGCCGGAGGGAGACTATGATTTTACGGTCAGCAAGGTCACGCGCGGACGATACGAGGGCAGCGACAAGATGCCCGCCTGCAACAGCGTGACGGTCGAGCTGACAATCTGGGGACCGCAGGACAAGGCAACGATCACGGAGCGTTTCTTCCTGGTCAAGAAATTCGAGTGGAAGCTCTCGCAGTTCTTCCTTTCGATTGGTCTGAAAAAGCACGGCGAACAGCTCGTGATGCGCTGGAACATCGAAGGGATGCGCGGCAAGTGCAAGGTCTACATCGACAATTACAAGAAGAATGACGGCAGCGACGGGCAGTCCAACAAGATCAAGAAGTTCTACGCCTACGATGAGCAGGTGCAGACCGCTTCCCCACAGCCGACGACTGCACAGCAGCCTCCGCAGTATCAGGCACCGCAGCAGCAGTACTATCACGCACAGCAGACCTCATGGCAGCAGCCTCCGCAGACGCCCGGCGGATGGACAGCCGGTAACTTCTGATGGAGTTAAGACCTTACCAACAAGCAGCGAGGACGGCAGTAGAAAGCGAGTGGGATTCCGGCAACACCAGAACTCGCCAAGATCAGCGAGGACAGAGTGCGGCAGGGCGACCGCGTCCTCATCCTCGCGCACCGCGGCGAGCTGCTCGATCAGGCTGCCGACAAAATCAAATCAGCAACCGGGCTGATTTGCTCGACCGAGAAGGCGGAGCAGTCCTGCCTTGACAGCGAATCCCGCTGGTACCGCGTGACAGTCGGCTCGGTGCAGTCGCTCATGCGGGAATCCCGTCTCAATCGCTTTGCGCCGGACTATTTCAGCACTATCATCATCGACGAAGCGCATCATGCCGTTTCCGACAGCTATCAGCGCGTACTGCAATACTTCGATGGTGCGCGGGTACTGGGCGTGACGGCAACTCCCGATCGCGGCGATATGCGCGAGCTGGGGAACGTCTTCGACAGCCTGGCATTCGAATACACTCTGCCGATGGCGATCAAGGAAGGCTATCTCTCGCCGATCAAAGCGGTCACGATTCCGCTGAAACTCGACCTCTCCGGCGTGGGGATGCAGTCCGGCGATTTCAAGCCCGGCGATCTGGATTCCGCACTTGACCCGTATCTCTGGCAGATTGCCGAGGAGATGAAGAAATACTGCGTCGACCGCAAAACGGTTGTTTTTTTGCCATTGATCAAGACCTCGCAGAAGTTTCGCGACATCCTGAACGATTCTGGATTCCGTGCAGCAGAGGTCAACGGCAATTCCGATGATCGCGCCGAAGTCCTTGCGGATTTCGATGCGGGCAAATACAATGTTCTCTGTAACAGCATGCTGCTTACCGAGGGCTGGGACTGCCCGTCCGTTGACTGCGTGATCGTACTCAGACCGACAAAGGTGCGGTCACTGTACTGTCAGATGGTCGGGCGCGGCACGCGGCTCTGTGAGGGCAAGGATCACCTATTGCTGCTGGATTTCCTCTGGCACACAGAGCGGCATGAACTGTGCAGACCGGCGCACCTGATCTGCGATAACCAAGAGGTCGCGGAGAAGATGACCGAGGATCTGGCAGAGCAGGCAGGCTGCGAAATGGACATCGAGGAAGCTGCTGCAACGGCTGCGGATGAAGTCCAGCAGCAGAGAGAGGAAGCACTCGCGAATAAGCTCGCAGAGTGTAAAAAGCGCAAGCGCAAGCTTGTGGATCCATTACAATACGAAATGTCGATCTGCGCAGAAGATCTGAGCGGCTATGTTCCGGCATTCGGCTGGGAGTGCGCACCGCCGTCTGACAAGCAAAAGGCGGCACTCGAAAAGCGCGGTATCTTCCCGGACGAGATCGAGAACGCAGGCAAGGCAAAGCTGCTCCTGGATCGCCTGGAGAAGCGGCAGAGCGCAGGACTGACCACACCGAAGCAGATCCGATTCCTTGAATCAAAGGGATTTCAGCATGTCGGTACATGGCAGTTTGAAGCGGCATCGAGCATGATTTCCCGCATCAAAGCAAATAACTGGTATATTCCGCGCGGGGTGGATCCGCAGACCTACACACCAACTCAGGAGGTGAACGCATTTGAACCTTTTGGAGATCCTTTCGCATATTCCGCCGTCTGATCTGACCTATGACGAATGGACAAATGTCGGCATGGCTCTGAAACATGAGGGCTTCACTGTTTCGGACTGGGACGAATGGAGCAAAGCCGACAGCCGATATGAAGCCGGCGTCTGTGAGAAAAAGTGGCGCACGTTCAAAGGCAATGCCGAGCCGGTCACGGCAGGCACCATCGTGCAGATGGCAAAGGAGCACGGGTTCACATTCGGCAGCGGCGGACATTTTGACGGTGATGTGCTGCTCGACTTCGAGGGCGTGATCGCATACGAAGGCGAAGCGGAGCCGGTTGCAAAGCCGGTTTCGCGAGACCCCGTGCAGGAGATTATCACCTATCTGCGGGCGCGGTTCGAGCCGGACGAATATGTCGGCTATGTCACATCCATCTACGAGGATTCCGAGACCGGCAAGCTCTCACCGCAGCGCGGCAACTACGACCGCACCGCCGGTCAGCTCATTGACCTGCTCGAAAAGTGCGGCGGCGACATCGGCAGCGTTTTAGGCGATGCAGACCCGCGTGCCGGCGCGTGGATCCGCGTCAATCCGCTGGACGGCAAGGGCATCAAGGACGAAAATGTTACCGATTATCGTTATGTGCTGGTCGAATCGGATTCCCTGCCGATCGAGCAGCAGAACGCGCTCATGCACGATCTGGAGCTCCCGATCGTCACGCTCACGCACACCGGCGGCAAGTCGCTGCACGCGATCGTCAGAGTCGATGCATCGAGCCGCGAAGAATACCGGCAGCGTGTCGCGTACCTGTTCGATGTCTGCGAGAAGAACGGTCTGCGCATCGACAGGAGCTGCAAGAATCCTTCCCGTCTGACCAGACTGCCGGGCTTTCAGCGAGGGGAGCATTGGCAATATCTCGTGGAGACCAACACCGGCAAGGCATCCTTTGAGGAATGGCGCGATTACATTGAGGAAATCACGGACGATCTGCCGGACGCGGAGAACACCGCCGATTTCTGGGACAATATCCCGCCGCTGCGTCCTGCTCTGATCGAGGGTGTGCTGCGGCAGGGGCACAAAATGCTGCTTGCGGGACCGTCGAAAGCGGGCAAGTCCTTTGCGCTGATCGAACTGGCAATCGCGATCGCGGAAGGCAAGCCGTGGATGGGCTTTCCATGTGCGCAGGGCAGAGTGTGGTATGTCAATCTGGAACTGGACGACATCTCCTGCAAGCACCGCATCCGCGATGTCTACAACGCGCTCGGCATCGAGCCGAAGAACACCGCGAACCTCGACATCTGGAATCTGCGCGGACGCTCTCTCCCGATGGACAAGCTCGCACCGTCGATGATCCGGCGGGCGAAACAGCGCGGCTATGCGGCGATCATCATTGACCCGATCTACAAGGTCATCACCGGCGATGAAAATTCCGCTGAACAGATGGCGCATTTCTGCAATCAGTTTGACCGTGTGTGCGCTGGCGCGGGCTGCGCCGTGATCTATTGCCACCACCACAGCAAAGGCTCGCAGGGCGGCAAGCGAAGCATGGACAGAGCATCCGGCAGCGGCGTCTTTGCGCGTGATCCGGACGCGCTGCTGGATATGATCGAGCTGCCGATCTCGGAACAGCTCCGCAAGACCGAGGAGGACAAGGCGGTCTGCACGGTGTGCAAGGACTGGCTGCGGAGATTCATTACCGACTATGACAGCGAGGTCTCGCAGGACGATGAGCAGAGCCGCTCCCGCATGATGGAGCATTGCAGCAATCACCTGAAACGCAACAGCATCGACCTCATGCAGAAGGACATTGCGGCGGCAGTCCGGCAGGTGCAGACACGCACGGCATGGCGGCTGGACGGCACGCTCCGCGAGTTTCCGAAGTTCCCTGCGGTCAATGTGTGGTTTGATTATCCGATTCACCGTGCCGACAGTCTGGGTGTGCTGAAAGACATCGACCCGGATGAAACTTGGCAGAAGAATTTTCCGAAACGAAAGACAAATGAAGACCGGAAACAGGAGCGGAAAGGCAGCATCGAAACCGCGTTTTCAGCAGTCGCGGATGACGGCAGAGCGACAGTCGGAGACCTTGCAAACTATCTCGGAGTGACCGAAAAGACTGTCCGGAACCGTCTGAAAGAACATGGCGGATTCTGGGTGGACGAGAGTGAATGCGGCTTGAAGCAGCAAAGCTCGTGAGGGAAAATGTCCCGATATTTTCTTTCTTTCACAGGGAAAATCACCCGATATTTTCTTTCCCTCTCAAAGTGAAAAAAAGGGAGTTTCCCCGATATTTTCCCTCAGAGGGAAAAAAAGGGAGTTTCCCCGATATTTTCCCTAGGGAAGAAAAACTATTATTATTTCATAATAGAAAAGGGGCTTGTTGCCGCCCCTTTTCCATTCAACAAAATAATACCCCGCTGCGAGACGGCGCGAAGAGGAGGAACATATGCCGAAAACGAATTACAATTTCCTGAATGTCGCAAAGACGATGCCAAGGCTGCGGCACAAGGTCGGAGATAAGTTCGATGTCAATACCAGCGAAGTTGTCAAGTGGCTTGTCAGTCAGCCGGAAATTAAGTCCAAGATTTTCAACATGGCGCAGAGCCGCCAGCTGATTGTTTACGATCCCAACACCGGCGAATGGAGAGGGGCTGATGTGCCGTGACAGAGTTTTTCATGGCGATGATTCCGCCGACCTCGACAAAGCAGGCACGGGGCTGGCACCAGACTGCTGACGGCAAGGTGATCTCATACGATCGTGCGAATGCAAACGCCGAGGGCAAGCTGACAGCGCATCTCGCAAAGCACATCCCGCCGAAGCCTTACACCGGCGCGATCCGCGTGCTGGTCAAGTGGCTGTTCCCGCTCAAAGGGCAGCACAGGGACGGCGAATGGTACACAAATAAGCCCGATGCCGACAACCTCTGCAAAGCCCTCTACGACATCATGACAAAGCTCGGCTACTGGAAGGATGATGCAAAGATCGCATCGTCGATCACCGAAAAATTCTGGGCGGAGGTGCCGGGCATCTATGTGAAGATCGAGGAGCTGAGCAATGGAGATCGGTGAGGTGAAGGCCGCGCTCGGCAAGCGGGTTCGGTTCCGCGATGACCGGCTGTTTTGCGACGGTGACTACATCCTGACCGCTTGCATCATCCGGCGATCAGAGCGCGGCACATTTTTCTATCAGGCGGAGATTCAGGACACGAAGCAGAAGAATTCCGTGAGTATCGTGGATCTCGACAAGCTGACACGAAAGGAGAATGATTCATGAAAAGACTGACTTATCAAACCGTCGGCGATGCAATGCATCCGCAGCATTACTGCCACGGTCCCGGCATCAGGAAGGACGATCTCTTGCAGCGGCTCGGCAAGCTGGAAGATGCAATCGAGAAGATGACCGGCATCATCCAGAACGAAAAGCAGTATGTGACAGCATTGCGCATGGTCGGTGATGTGATTGCAGATCTTGACCGTGAGAAAAGGAGCAAGTTATGAAATGCGAACGCTTCTGCAACGCGCATTGCAGCTATGATTGCCCGAATGCAGCGATTGAGGCATTCGAGGAAAGATTTGACATTCCTGCAAGCGATGCCGGTTATGAGCGCGTCAAGTGCAGAGATTGCAGATATGCCGACAAGCACTGCACCTGCGATGACTGCTATTTCAAGGACGGCAAGGAGTGCCCGGAGAACGGAGGTGCTGAGAATGACCAGATATGAAAAAATCAAATCACTGTCTATTGACGAAATGGCTGTCGTTATGGCAGCGCAGTTCCTTGCCGGAAATCTGCTCGGCTGCGGTTTGATTGACTCGAAAAACGAAGGCGAGAAGTATGTAAATGTCTTACTGGATACAGAAGAGGGACACGCTGCTATCGAGGAAACGAAACAGCATCTGTTGGAGGAGGTAGACAACGATGCCTGAAAAGCTGATCGCAATCAAGGGCTTCCAGATGCCGTACAACTGCATCGAATGCCCGCTGCAATTCGGCGGATGGTGTGGAGCATCGCCGCCGGAGATCGACGAACGTGTTGCCGAGACGGTTGATGAAGCCGTGAGACAGGGTAAACCGAAATGGTGTCCGCTGGTGGAGATCGAGGTTGAGACAGTAAAGAAACCGAAACCGAAACCGAAAGGGTCTGTACTCGCGGCTGCGCTGGCATTCCCGACTGCACTGTCAGGCATTTCGGGATATATGGACGAGATCGACAAGGACGGAGGTGCTGACAATGGCTGATCTGAAACCGTGCCCGTTTTGCGGTAATAAGATCGCGCCGACAATTATGACAATCGCGGAAATTGAGTGCGATGATTCTGACGAATGGGCAAGAACGCACTATGCGGTTGTGTGCAATCACAACCATGTTGAAACAATCGGATGCGGTGCATCAACTGGATACTTTGCCAATAATCCGGAAGAAGCCGCGGATATTTGGAACAGGAGGATTGACAATGGCTGACAACACCTGCATCAGCTGCGGCAGAATCATCCCTGAGGGCCGGCATATCTGCCTGCATTGCGGGGACTATGACGATCAGCAGCGGTTTACAACACCGAAACCGCAGATCAAAACCAACGCCGACCGGATCAGAAGCATGACTGACGACGAGCTGATCCCGATTGTGCATCACTACGTCTGCATCCAGTTCCCGACAGGTTGCCCGAAAGAACGCTGCGACGACTGCGTCAGGACGTGGCTCAAACAGGAGGTGGAGAGATGACCGAATGGAGCTGCTCCGGGTGGATTGTTTCAGATTTTGATTTCGTGCAACTCGGTGATTATATCTACTGCTTTCAGCAGAACGACGTAGCAAAAATTTTCCGAGAGCTCGCCGAAACTGTCAGACACACTGTGTGTGAGATCGCAAGAGTGATCGGAGAGTTTATCGGCAAGCATCTCCCGGAGCTGATCGAAGTGATCAACACTGTGATGGAAGAATCCGAGCAAGACGTGTTACCGCGGCAACACTGGAAGCCTGTCCGATATATCCGGGCGAGTGACCGCCGGACAGATAGCAGACCGCCGGTGCATCACGTCAGAAACGCGCTGCCGAATATGCGCAGGAACAGAAAGAAGGGGATATGATGACCTCGAAAGAATACTTACAGCAATACCGCACCGCCATGCGGCGGACGCACGCAATATCCGATCACATCGCTGAGCTGCGTGCAGTCTGTGAGCAGCTCCGTACCGAGGACGGTCACCGCATCGCATTGGACAAGGCGGTTGCCGAGCTGGTGGATGCGCAGGAGAAGTCCGCCGCAGAAGTTGCGCAGCTCACGAAGCTGGAAACTGAGATTGCCTGCACAATCGACCGCGTGTGTGAACCATACCGCACGCTGCTATATGAGCGGTACATCAACGGTCTGACGTGGGAACAGATTGCCGTCGGTATGAATTACAGCTATGTACATGTCGTTCACAGACTACATCCGGAGGCGTTGAGTGCCGTACATGCGATTATTGCGGGAACTTAACAGCGCAGAGAAATCCCCTCTCAAATCGCATTCTGAGCAAAATGAGAGGGGATGCGTTCAGCCGTTTTTTGCAATGTCCGCGCGAATGAGCTGCTTGATATAGCCCATCTTCGACGGCACGCTTTCGAGCTTCTCAATGATGTCAGCGTCGGTGTTCTTGTTCAGGCGCAGATTCACGGACGTTGTGCTTTCTCTGTTGAATTTCGCAATCGCTTTCAGATTGCTGTCTGGTGTTTTAGGCATGGTTCTCACCTCATTTCTTATCGCGGAAGATTGCCCAGTATGCAAGTTTTGCAATACCGATGCAGACAAAGAAGACAGCAAGGAAATGAATCATCTGCTTCATATGCTTGACAAATTGGCTCGTTTGTGTTATGATGGGGATGTGAGGGGCTTTCGCCCCTCGCACCCTGCTGTATTAATCCATCATCTTTTCGATGATGTGAAGCAGCAATCCGATAAGCAAGTCAATCAGTGCGCCGATTAGGATGCCTGTCCAGTCACGCGAGCTGTGCGACTTGCTTTTCTTCATGTGCTTCGGCTTGTACCGAGCCAATGTCCTCACCCCCTTTCCATGATTCTATTATATCATAAATGCGCAGTAATGTCAAGTCTTTTTCAAAAGTTTTTCTAATAAATATGCACAAAGATTACCAGTATACTTTGTGCAGTTTCACATAAAAGATGTAATAGAATGTAACATTCAATCCGTGCTATAATATAAACTGAGAAAAGCGACGGAGCTTGAAATGCTTTTCCGGCGGCACGTTTTGCCCAGCATGCCGCCCTTTTTATGCTCCGTCAAGTCGATTATTGCGAAAGCACCTGAGTGATTGCTCGGGTGTTTTGTTTTTTGAAGAAGAGGTCGATATGAAACTCACAGGAAAACAGAAAAGGTTCTGTGAGGAGTATCTCATAGACCTGAATGCGACACAAGCTGCCCTCCGTGCGGGATATTCATCCAAGACGGCGTATTCGATCGGGGACGAAAACCTGAAAAAACCTGAAATCCGAGAATACTTGCAGCAGCTGATGCAGCAGAGATCGGAACACACAGGCATCACGGCGGAGGATGTCCTACGCGAGCTCAATGCTGTGGCAATGGCAGATACCGAGCTCAAAGGCAGCGACAAGATGAAAGCTCTTGAATTACTCGGCAAACATCTCGGAATGTTTACAGAACAGCCGGATCATGTCAACACGGCAGTTTACAACGGCATTCCCGCTGCGCTGATTGCACCTGCATTCCAGCCGGTGCTACTTGACATCATGGACGCTGCGCACACCGAGTATGATTTCCCCGGCGGACGCGGCAGCACGAAATCCTCATTCATTGCATTGGAAATTGTTGACATCATCATGAAGCATGATGATATGCACGCTTGTGCGATCCGCAAGGTCGGCAACACACTGCGTGATTCCGTTTACGCAAAAATCTGCTGGGCGATCTCGCAGCTTGGACTGGACGCAGAATTTGAATGCACCGTTTCACCAATGGAAATCACGCGTAAGCAGACCGGGCAGAAGATTTATTTCCGCGGAGCGGATAAGCCGGAAAAAATGAAGTCAATCACGCCGAAAACCGGTTATATCGGTATTCTCTGGTTTGAGGAAATGGATCAGTTTGCCGGCGAGGCTGAGCTGCGGTCGATCAAGCAGTCTGTCATCCGCGGCGGCGATGAGGCGATCATTTTCTGCTCGTTCAACCCGCCGAAATCGGCAAGCAACTGGGCGAATGACTATGTGCTTTCTCCGCCGGAGAGCCGGCTTGTTACGCGGTCGGATTATCTTTCTGTTCCGAAGAAGTGGCTTGGAGAGGCGTTCCTGGAACTTGCCGAGGAACTGAAAGCGAAAAACCCGCGCGCTTATGCGAACGAATATCTCGGCGAGGCGAACGGCAGCGGCGGCAATGTCTTTGATAACTTGGAGCGGCGGGAGATTACAGATGCAGAACTTTCGCAGTTCGATTATATCTTGAACGGAGTGGACTGGGGCTGGATGCCTGATCCGTTCGCGTTTGTACGCGTGCATTATGATCCGGCACGTCTGACGCTTTACATTTGGCAGGAATATGTCTGCAACAAGCAGAGCAACCGCCAGACTGCCGAGCATCTGATCTCGCTTGGCATTACAGAGGCAGACGTTGTTACCTGTGACAGCGCGGAAGAAAAGTCTGTCAGCGACTACCGTACCTTCGGCATCAACGCCAGAGCGGCGGAGAAGGGACCTGAATCGCGTCGCTATTCGTTCAAGTGGCTGCAATCGCTCGCCAAGATCGTGATTGATCCGCAGCGTTGTCCGATTGCGGCAAAGGAATTCGCGCATTATGAATACGAACGCGACAAGGACGGCAACATCATCAGCGGCTATCCGGACGGCGATGATCACTGCATTGACGCTGTGCGCTATGCGACGAACCGGATCTGGAAACGTCGCGGACAGTGAGGTGACGGCATGAGCATTTTCACGCATCTGAAAACATTGATTGGGGAGGCGATCCATAAATTGATCCCATACAAGCAAATCGAACAGGCGGGACATTTTAAATCGCCTGTGTCAAACGACATGACAACTGCGCTGAATCTCTGGGCGCAGATGTATCTCGGTCAAGCACCTTGGCTTTCCGAAGATGGCATGAAGAACCTGAATATCTCCGCACTGATCTGCTCAGAGCTTGCGCGGCAGGTGACAATGGAGATGAAGTGGAATATCACCGGCACCGAAAAAGATGAAACAGGGGTTCCGCGCAGCAATCCGCGTGCGGAATATATGACGGCGCAGTTTCGCCGCTGCATAGGCATTACCCTTCGAGAGAAGCTCGAATACGGCATGGCTGCCGGCGGAATGGTCGTCAAGCCCTATCCGATGAATGGTCAGATCTATTTCGATTTCACACCGGACTGGTGTGTTTATCCTATTGCGTTTGACGGTGACAATCGCATGACAGACGTTATTTTCCGCGATCAGTTTCAGGCCGGTGAAATCTACTATACGAGGCTGGAACGGCACAAAGTTGACGGTGATTCCGTTGTCGTCACACAGCGATGTTTCCGATCACGGTCGCCGGACGCGCTGGGTGTTGAGTGCTCGCTATCTGATGTCGAAGCGTGGGAAGCACTGGAACCGGAGCACATTGTTACCGGAACAGACGGCAGGCTGCTGCTCGGCTGGTACCGCGTTGCGGCAGCGAACACTACCGATCTTGATGCTGTGCTTGGCGCGTCGGTATTCGCAAAGGCTGTGGACTGCATCCGTGATGCAGACGAGCAGTATTCCCGGCTGATGTGGGAATTCAAAGCAAAGGAAACGGCGATTGATGTTGATCCGTCTGTGCTTGTGCCAAAATCTGAGCGCAGTGCAAACGGCAAGCTCTATGAAATGCCGAAGCTCAACGGCAGGCTGTTCCGTGCGGTTGATCTCGGCACAGACACCACATACAATGTTTTCGATCCGCCGATCCGCGATGTGTCGTTGATGAACGGGCTGAACAGTATTCTGTGCAGGATCGAGGATCTCTGCGGCATTGCAAGAGGCACGCTCTCTGACCCGAATGCGCAGGCAATGACCGCAACGCAGATCATGATGCTGCGGCAGCGCACCTACGAAACAATCAGCGCGAATCAGGCAGCGTTGGAGCAGTGTCTGCGGGATGTTGTTTATGCCATGAGCTTTTATGCCGACGCGTTGAATCTCGCACCGAAAGGCGAAATCGACGTCTCATTCGAGTGGGATGATAGCGTGATCACAGACACGAATCAGCAGCTCAATGAACGTATCGCGCTGAAAAATGCAGGTGCAATGAGTGCCGCGGAGCTGCGCATGTGGTATCTCGGTGAGACACAAGCACAAGCAGAAGCAGCCGTGCAGAAAATCGAAGCGGAACGCATGCAGGGCATGATGCAAACAGACAGTTTCCCGCAGTGAGGTGATCTGCGATGCTGGAAGGCAAGGAGCTCGACAGAGCCATTGAGCAGATAATGCAGCGTTTGCGGTCGGTCAATCTGCTGTACATCCGCAAGATCGCTATGCAGATCCGAAAGATCGGCGAGATGGGACAGGCGAGCATCAACCGTCTGATCGCAATGGCAGAAATGAATGCCGACATCGCGGAGATCACTGAACGGCTCCGGCTTGTCGCCGCCGTCAATGCACAGCAGCTCCGGCAGGTATTTGTCAAGGCGATGAATGAGACATTCACCGACCCGCGCTTTCGCCGGTATCTCGCAAAATACCCACTACAAAATGCGCAGCGACAGCGTATCGAACCTCTCCGGCAAGCTGAGCCGGGGTTCGCTCCGGTACGACGAGGCGATGGAGATCGCCGACGTGCTGGGGTATGACATCGTATGGCAGAAGAGGAGGGATGTGTAATGCCTCCTGCCTATGCCATCATGCGCTTTGCCAAGTATAAGGGCCCGGAGATCAGCCGGATCGAGGCC